TTAAAGCTGCTTTAACTTTATGTTTACATCGGTCTCATTTATTATAATGCGGTCTATAATCATTGTTATACAGGCTCTCTTTTCATCTAAGCTGCCTGAATCCGTAAGTGATATCAAGGTATCTCTTGCGGATATCATTTCTTCAAGGGTGATCTTTGAAACATCTTTTGGCCTTGATAATTCCAATAGCGTTTCCTTCTCTTTACTGAGTGCATCCATTTTTGATTGTATAACTTCAAGCGGAATGCCACCGACCTGATAAAGGTCTATCAGTTTTCCAATCTGCTTATCTATATCGGACAAACGTAAAGAATAGTCCGTTACAGAAAGCTGGGCCGGAGGATTATTCTGCAATTTGGAAAAGTCTAAGCGCGTTATGTGATCCACCACCAGTTTATCCAATTCTTCTATTTTCCATTTTTTATTTTTGCAGTTAGGATCCACAATATATTTTTTGTCACCTTTAGTACGGCTGTAACAAGAATAGTTGCCGTGCTCACCATGAAAACGTGCCCCACACTTACCACAATACACGAGACTGGAAAGAAGGGTGCTTGCCTTAAACGGAGACCGCTTGAAGGTATTAGAGGCCCTCCTGGAACTGTTAAACAGGTCCTGCACCTGCCGGAATACCTCTTCGGATATGATAGGCTGATGGTTTCCTTGATATGCTACGCCTTTGAATTTTACTTTTCCAATATATAATTCGTTTTTTAGAACATTCCGGACCAAAACTTCACTATTCCATCCTCCGTATTTTTGCTGCATATGCTGCCAACAGTTATGGATGGCATACCCCTTTAAAAAACGATCATACAATTCCTTGACTTGTATGGCCTCGTAGTCATTTATTACAAGATCTCCATCAATATAATCATATCCTGTTGGAGCGTTGCCGCCCCCGTGAAAATACCCATTCTTGGCCCTGCCTATGCGCCCCATGGTAAAACGCTCTGTGATCTGGTCCTTCTCCAGCTGGGCAAAGACCGACAATATTCCGATCATGGCCCGGCCAAAGGGGGTGGATGTGTCAAAATTTTCATTCACCGAAACAAAGTCCACATTTTTGGCAAGGAAACAATCCTCGATCAGCATAAGTGTGTCCTTTTGGCTTCGGGATAGGCGGTCAAGTTTGTAGACAATAACAGAATCTATCAATCCTTTGTCGATATCCTGGATCATCTGTTGCAAAGCGGGCCTGTTAGTGTTTCCACCAGAATAGCCACCATCAGTATATATTCGGACTATCTGGATATCCTTTGCTTTGCAATATGCCTCTAGGCGGTCGGTTTGTTCTTCAATACTGTAGTTTTCTAACTGGTTATCCGTTGATACACGCACGTAACATGCGCCCCGTAGAAAATTTTTATCCATAATTATATCATCTCCTATGTAATGATATGAAAAAATGTACAAAAAATACGCTCCTTGCCAAGAACGTACCAGAAATGATATAATACAGATGTCAAGTTTGATTATATCTCTTTCTGGGGATCCTGGAAAGAAAATCCATGTGGAGGCCGTTCCTGTTGGCGCAGGGACGGTTTTTCATATTATATAACTTAAATGAAAAACTAAATTCCAGTTGTAGACTATTCTAGTAAATTTGCGGAATTAACTTCCACTTTGTACCTTAACAAATTCATACATTTGCCTTATAATGAACCTATAAGCACCCAGTTTTGATGTTTTTTTGCATGCTAACGGGGCATCTGAAAATAGTGTGCGAGACTAAATTCCACATGCCTTTGTGCAAGACTAAATTCTGGTGCAGTGAAATCTGCCTGTGCTTAAACTATTTATTTTAACAAGTTTGGACTAAGCATTACGTCATCAGGTGCGATTGCCTTTAATCCGATTGCTTTGTGAAGCTTATTGTCCAAGAGTAAAAGAGAGAGTTCATATGGGCTATGCCCATTAAGACTGTCTCTTTTTTCGTTATTTATGTGATTCATCATAAGTTTCATTTTTTTATCATCTAAATCAGCGAATGAACTGCCTTTTGGACGGATGTAACGTATATATTCATGGTTCTTTTCACAGGCTCCTTTTTGCCAGAAGCAGTAAGGATCACAGTAAAAAATAGTTGTGCTTTTGCTTCCATCACAGAATTCTTCCATTTCCTCACGAGCAGAGAATTCTGAACCGCCATCTGTGAGCATTACTGGAAAAAGCTTTTTGAATGCATCCTTCCCAAGTACAGTTTCGAGCCATACGAAAACTTCCAGCACACACTCTTGATCCTGATATTCTAAGAGGAACATAAGCATTAGATTGCAGTTACGAAAGGTGAACGTCAAGATGGCCCGGCTTTCGTCTTTCTTGCCTTCCACACAGTCCATTTCCACTACATTGGTATCCGGATGATCCTTCATATATTTCTGGAAATCTTCGTAGTTATGACCTTGTCGGTAAGAATGGTCTTTCGCACTGGCCTGAGTAGGTTTCCTGCGTTTCTTATAACGCACAGCCCGCCTTAAATCACCGTTGCGTACCTCAAAGACACAATCATTGATATACGAATAAAGTGTTCTCCTGGAACATCCTAATTCCTCAGCGTGGGTGGCATAGATATGCCCTATAGACTGGTGCTTTTCCTTGATCAACGGAACCAGCAGATCATTCATAGCTTGAATGCTTTCAGGTGTCTGATTGATTCCAACTCTGCAATCAACCAGGACACTACGATACTCATCATGAGCATACTTGGATGAATAAAACTTTCTTGGCATAAGACAATGCGTCTTTTTACCACAACCATTACAGACATACGGCGGTTTCTTGAGTTTTTCACATTCAGCAGTTTCGTAGCCTGGACATACATTGATACATCGCATATCAGGTTTCCTGCAGAGCTTGCAAAGAGTTCCACACTGTTCACTACAAAGGCAAACGATTTTACAAGTTTTACGATGAATGCATGGTGAATTTGTATATCCTGCATCAGGACGTTCTTTTGTGTGTGCGTGAAGTCGTACCTCTTTTGATACAGTGGAAGGAGCTTTTCCGATCATTCTTCCGATTTCTGCGAAGTTTTTATTCTCGGTAAGTCCTTTCTCAATATCAACACGCTGTTCAAATGTTAAATGTTTCTGATTGCCTTTATTATTCATAATGATCTCCGATCTGCACAGGCAGGCAATCAGCTGCAAGTACATTATACGGAGGCATGAGTATCAAGGACAATAGGGCGAATATCTGTGCAAGATTAATTTCCAGAAATATAGAATTTACTCTTGCATTAAGGTGTGAACTGGAATTTACAATTTCATTTAAGTTTCATATTATATACAGAGCATAGTTTATTTTTTCCATATTGAAAAAGAACGTACGTTCTGATATAATGAAACAGAACATAAGTTTGAGTATACCATCTGCTGCTACTGCGGATACTACCCGCATGGAGGTATACACTTATGATTCCACAATTTACAATTGAATATCATTTATTTGAACTTCGGACCAAAGCTGGAATCACAGAACGTGGCCTTGCAGAAATGTCCGGGGTAAGTAAAACCCAAATAAACCAGATCGAAGATGGGAAAGCCAATCCCACATTGCGTACCATATGTTACCTTTCCCTTGCATTGGACGTTTCACCAGCAGATCTATTTTCGATCCGAGTAGCCCCTTAACGGGGGTACATAATAGACACTTGTCAATATTTGTCCGTTATACCGGACAAATGCGAAAGTGGCAGGTAATTAGTGAAAATGCAACGTTCAGATAATATAACATAGTCGATAAAATGACTACGCAGGGAAAGGGTGGTACATAGTATGGATTATAAAACTCTCATTATTGACCTTATTGAAAAGTCTTACAACGATGAACTGCTTGAACTTGTATATCGATTTGCAAAAAGGTTATTGGGCTAGGGGATATCCCTAGTCCATTTTTGATATCAGTTTATTTGCTAATTTCTCTAACCCTTCCCAATCTCTATCGTCCAGTTCGGCCAGAGCTTCTATAAGTCGTTTTTTAAAAGTGACATCCTCCATAACTAAATCACCTAAGAAATCCGTTATAATCTGGTTCTTGGTACGCTGTACGAACATTTCGCCTTTGCCGGTACGAAACCAGTCCTCATTAACATCAAATGTTTTGCATATATTGTTAATTACAGAAGCAGAAGGATTTCTTCGCCCTGTTTCATAATTGGTAAGGACATTCGCTGTTGTGCCAATTTTTTCAGCAAAGCATTGTTGCGTTAAATCTAATTCTTTCCTTATTTTCTTGATTCGGTCTTTCATTTCCATTATTTATCACCACCTTCCAATAAATTAAGTATACAAAAGAAATACGTCATTGTCAAGAAAATACGTCAATGACGAAAAAATATATTGACAAATACTTCTTTGAAGAATATAATGTCGTCATAGACGAACAAGAAAGAGAGGTAAAAACATGAGTGAGAAAGATAAAAAGATTCTTGAAACTATTGCAGAAGCACTTCCAAAAATGTCTGAGTTTGATAAGGGGTATTTTCTTGGAACAGCAGAAGCGAAAGCTGCAGAGAAGAGAAAGAAAAAAGACAATGGCTCTGAGACTCAAGTCAAATCTGGATAATCTTAGCATATTATCAGGCGAATAGGAAGAGAGGTGAGTGAGATAACAGAAAAAGATATTCTCCGACAGCAGATGGAACAGATTTTGTTACCACAATATTGTGAAGGCTCAAGTAGTACATTAGTTAATTGCTTTTTAGTCATAAATATTATCCTTTTATTTGCACTTGGAGAGTAAAACAGGAGAAGAAAAAAGACAAGAAGGACAATGCAAGAAGTACAACCAATGCCACATACAATCTATCAGAGAGGGGTGGTGATATGGCAAACGTAATCATAACAACCTATGACGGGAAAACCTATAAGAATCCAGAGGACATAAAGGTAGAAAGAAACGAGAATACGGAAATGTTCTATCGGTTCTTAGAACGCTATCGAGATGAAATAATCCAAAAACAGGAGGGTACCGCTTAAAGGCGGGCCTGATGGACAAGCCCAGGAGGTGAGTGGAATGAAGATAGAAATTGTTGTGGAAGGAGATGAAAAACGGTGACAAGGAAGGACAAGCAGTTAAGGGCATGGATCCAAAAGCAAAAATGCCTGATCAATGAAGCTGCGGATCAGAAAGACCGGGATTACATAGCAATGATGTGGTTAGGGTACTTAAATGGGCTGCGCCTGACGAATGCAATCACGTACCATGAGTACCAGGAGATGTATGATGAGATACAGAAATATATTGCCGGTTTAGAGGTGGCATGAGATGAACAATGACAATAGAAAAGCCCCTGAGGCTACAGGAATAGCATCAGGGGAAGGTCATTCACAGACCCAAATAGACACGTATTAATTATACCTGTGAATGGCCTAAAAGTCAATGGATACGGCGGATATAAGCCCGCATTACAGCCTTGATAAAAGGATTAAACTTAGAGGGGATACACATGCACAGGTATAAATTGATCCAGTACAAAGCAGGGGCGACCATAGAGATCATAAAATGCATACCACGAAAGTACCGGAAGGAAAACCAAGGAGGAAGATACAGGAAGACCCAGAAGGAGATGCGGGAAGCAAACATGAGACAGGCAGCCCGGAAACTGGCCAGGAAGATAAATGCCAATTTCAAGCCGGGGGACTGGCATGTGACCCTGACGTACCGGGATAAGCCAAGCTGTGAGGAAGCGCAAAAGACGATAGAAAATTTCCTGGACCGGATGAGGGATCGTTATAAGCGGAGAGGGTTTCCCTTCAAGTACATATTGGTGACGGAATATAAATCCAGGCGGATCCACCATCATGTCATCATAAATAACATAAACGATGGCAAGAAGACGGCATCAGACTTTGTGCGTGAGATCTGGAAAGGCAAGGGGAACCCCAAATTTGTCCCACTTTATGACAGTGGGGAATATCAAACCCTGGCAGACTATTTTACGAAAGAAACAGAAAGGACATTCCGGGAAGATGGATGCCCATTTAAACAAAGATATTCCTGCTCACGAAACTTAATTGATCCGCAACCAACATACAAAACGGTGAAAGTGAAGTCGAAATGGGAGATGGATCCGAAACCAAGGAAGGGTTATTACATTATTGGGGACAGCCTGTACAACGGATTTGATAAGTTAGGGTATCCATATCAGCGGTATGTGATGGTTAAGATCGCCCCCAAAGCCAGCGATTGGGAGCCGGAGAAAACAAAAAGGAGGCCCGCGAGATGCAGGACGTGAACATCTACATAGAAACATCCATCCACGGACCATCGAAAAAGGATGGGAGATATATGTATCTGCTGGAATGCATCCGGGATGGGATGCCGGTTACCCTGTATAAGACTGGGGAGATTGAAAAAGCCACAGAAAACCAGCTGGCACTGACAGCCTTAATAGAAGCATTGGGACGGCTGAACTGTGCATGTAAACTGCGGATCTACACCAGCTGCCAGCATATCATAAATGCGATGCAAAACAGCTGGGCGAGGCAGTGGCAGAAAAACGGATGGATCACAGCGAAAGGATTGCCTGTAAAAAACGCAGAATTATGGGAAATAGTATTGGACAGGCTGGGAATGCATCTGTACCAGTTTACAGATGATGAACACACATACCATCAGTGGATGAAAGGGCAGTTATAGGATATGAAAAATGATAAGTAGAAAAGCCGGTGCGACCGAGTATTTACTGGGGCGGACTGGGTTTTGGAAGCAGACCGGATCGGCCGGATCATAGGGTTATTGCCGGAGGGAGGGGAACTGTCCATCGGGAAAGGGATCGGAGGATGGAAAATCATGTGCAGGATCGAGGAGGGACAGATCCTCAAGGCAGAGACATTGGATCCGGGAAGAAATCTAGAATACATAGAAAGCCTGCTGGAAAGGCTGAAAAGACTGGAGGGAATGAAAGGAAATGAAGCGAGCGATACACGGAGGGATCAGCCGTCTGGAACAGGAAGCATTCCGGCACCGGACAAAGATTGCCGATCATCTAAAGTGTTACAAGCCAAGACGGAAGGAGGATGCACCAAAACAGCTGATGGACATGAAAGTGCTGGGAAGGTATCCGCATGTCATCAAAATGGGATATCAAGGCCGGAATGGGATCATTGAAACAAGCATGACCTGGGCAGAAGCAATCGTACTGAACCGGATGTCGCAAGAAGAACTGTTTGAGGAAGTGAAGCAGATGCAGCGTGAACGCGGCCTGAACAGCTTCATAATCCAAAAAGCGGAAACAAAGAAGAAGTATACAAAGATAGACCGGAAGAAGTGCGTCCCTCTGATTATGAAATACAGAGATGCAGGAATGACGTTTGCACAGATTGCGGACATACTCCAGATATCTATCAGTGCAGCCAGAAGGATCTATTGGAGCGAAGGGATAAAAAATACATAGCATAATAGAGCAGGAACCGGCAGAAGTATGTTACATATGCGGCAGGGGGGGATCATTGCACAGGCACCATATATTCGGAGGGAAGAACCGGAAGTGGTCGGAGAAGTATGGGCTGACTGTGCATCTGTGCCCACGGTGCCATACGGACAATAAGGAGGGAGTGCATGCAGATGCAGAAATCATGGAAGCGCTGCACCGGATCGGACAGGCAGCGTTTGAGAAGGAGCACAGACGGGAAGGATTTATTTGGATTTTTGGGAAAAATTATCTCCCAGAAAGATCAGAAAGCCGGGAAGAGGACGAGGAGGAGGACGGTATCATATGGATCAATGAAGATGATATTTAACGCCCCCGGAAAGATCATAGGAAAAACGATCAGCTTCCAGGGAAAGATAAAATGCCGGGATTGTGAAGAATTTGATAAACCATGTGTGATGGGGAAGCATCCAGACATGTGGTGCCCACAGATCCAATACCATATGCGCGTGCAGGAGATCGCTTACCGTAGGGGCGCGGATGGATGGATCTACATCATAAACAAAGAAAACATATTAAAAGAATGTGACCTTGAAAGGGTCAGCCTCTATGACTGAGTTAGAAAAAGCCTGGGAGGAAGCCTGCAGCATAGAGGCCGTCCCAAAACACATAGGCAGGATGGTATGCATCGGGAGAAGGGAATATGGGGATCGGCTATATATTTTTTACCGGGATGCAGCAGGAGGATACTGGTATAGGGTACAGATCAAAACCGCAGCCGGATATGTATCAGAGAGGGAAGCAATATTTGGAAGGAGGAAAGGGAAGTGAGGAGCCTGGAAGAGATCAGAAGCAGAAAGGGACTAGAAATAAGAGAAGTAGGGCTGGATGGAGGATGGGGGATCCTGCATATGACAGGGCTGAGAAAATGCACAGTGATATGGTCACTGGGAGGAGGATGGGAACATGTATCCGTGTGCCCAGCCAATCGTACACCTACCTGGGAGGAGATGTGCCAGGTGAAGGACATATTCTGGGGGAAGGGTGAATGCGTAGTACAGTATCATCCAGAAGAAAATGAATATGTCAATCTAAAGCCCAATTGTCTGCATCTGTGGAGACCAATATACATAGAGATGCCGGTACCGCCCAAAAGATTAGTCTAATAAATGCCCATTTTAGCGGAGAGCGGGAACCATGGGATTAGAGGTATTTGACCATTACGAATGTGGTGGACAAATAGAATTATTTGCGATACAGGAGGAAAATATGGGGACGAATAAAAAGACTGCGGAAAGATTCTATGAGAATTATAAGGCATGTCGGGACGAAGAGGAGAGAAAGAGACGCGAATGGTACGCGCTCGCCGAGATGTGGAAGAAAGATGGCTACATAGACGATGCGCTTGGAGACAGGGTAGAGGCCGCTCAAAAAGAATATGCCGAGGCGGAAAAGGAAACCAATATCTTTGCAAGGCTGGCGTTGGACTGCATCCTGGAAGGCCAGAAGCGGTAAACACAGATATAGCGGAGGAGGCAGAGAAATGACAAGAGAACAGAAAATAGAGTTGATTGCTGACAGATACGGGTATGAGCCGCAAAGTAGGCAATGCATTGAGGAGATGGCGGAACTTATCCAGGCAATTAATAATTATTGGAGAAAACAAAACTTCGGAGGAAACGACAGGCAGATTACAGAGGCAGAGGATGCAGTCCTGGAGGAGATGGCAGATGTTTTAATTATGATATGGCAGATGAAGTATCTTCTTGGTTTTGGAGAGGGACCGTTATCAAGACGGATTGATGAGAAATTGGACAGGCAGCTTAAACGAATGGGAGTGGTAGAGGAATGACAAATTATGAGAAGATGGCAGAGGACAAAGAAGAGATGGTATATTACATGATGTGTCCATACAGTGTTGATGTACTTGACTGTCTGCCTGAATGCAAAGGGAAAACCTGCATGGAATGCTGTATGGAGTGGCTGGATAAGGAGGCAGAAGAATGAAGGGATATAGACCAAAACTCGTTGAAGGACGGGTAAACGGCACTGGTTGGCCGATAGATGGGTATGTAGTAGCGTTAACGTTATGGGATTATGACAACTACGAGATGTATCATCTGTTCAGCTGGCCAGATGAATCGGACGATGCAATGATGCGAACTATGTACCAGACAGAAGAGGAAGCCGGATTTTTGCTGGCTGATAGTTTGGAAGAGTTTGAACAGCAGTGGAAGGCTGGAGAGTGGGATGCTCAAGGATCATTCTGCATTCCGCTCGATAAAGTGGAGGTTATTAAGGTAATCTGGGAAGAGGAAAAAGAACATGATTATGGGGAGCGAGGAGGGAAAGCATGGGAAGAGCATTGAAACGGGTGCCATTAAATTTTGATTGGCCCCTTAATACAATATGGTATGGATATTATTCCAATTATTGTCATGACAGTGATTATAGCGCGGGAGGTTGCGATAACTGTAAACGGTTTGCGACCTTAAAGGGAATTGCTTTAACAAGTTATGGTTGCCCAGATTTTGAGCCGTTTCTAGGTCCACCAAAAGGAGAAGGTTTTCAGCTTTGGGAAACCACAACGGAAGGTAGCCCGGTAAGCCCAGTTTTTGAAACACTGGACGAGCTTTGTGAATGGTGTGAAAGTAACTATACAGTTTTTGCTGATATGAAAGTCAGTAAAGAACAGTGGAAAGAAATGCTGGATGCTGATTTTGTACATGCGAAAGTAGGAAATGCAGTATTCATCTAAATCGATATTTTATGGTGAATGAGATGAAGCAAAGGGAAGAAATTAGAGAGGTTATAACAGCGCTCTTAGAGAGCGCAGAGCAAATGCCTAAAAAGGATTTGGTTGAAATGGTATATGCAAGGCTCACAGTCACCCAGGCAGAGATTAGGGCTGAGTGGTCGGAAATGAAAAAAGAGGGTCTTGTCTACTGCGTGAGAGATATGCCTGGATGGGTAGGTATCTATTAACATTTTGGGTGGCATAAAAGGTAACTGATATGCGGATATGGGATTGTACTGCTGAGATACGGTATAGTGTCGTACAGACTCTTACGGGAGTCGACCGTGGTTCTCATACACCCAATTAACATTTGAGGAGGAGAACAGCCGGATGAAATTTGAGATTGAGTACGCTCAATTCACAAAAATTGTAATTGATGCGGAAAATAAAGAAGAAGCGGAAAATATAGCGGCAGTGATGGACGGAGAGGATATTGCAGAGCATGATCTGCACGAATATGATATATGGAATATTAGACAGGTAAAATAATATTTCTGGGAGTAACGGAGGAATAAAGATGAAAAAATATCGAGTTATGGTACCGATAGTTGCAGCATGTTATGTGGAAGTCGAGGCGGAAAACAAGAAAGAAGCTATCGCTTGTGCATTGAATAGCGATGAACTGTCTCTTGAAAATGTAGAAGAATGGGAGGGGCTTGAGGCCATTGTTACGGGTAATGTAGTCCATACATACAACTATATTGCCTGGGCTGAGGAGATGGAGAATTAAAAATTTGAGGGAAATCCGTTGGGTAATAATGAGGGAACCGGACACGGCAGCATATAGTGAGCATAAGGGATGAGGCTGCTAATTTTAAAATTTAGGCATCTGGGGATACATAGGAGACTGCAACCGGTAGGTCTGCTCCCCAGTGTAAGCCCTAATGATTAAGGAGGATTGGAAATGAATGGGTTAATGATCTTTAATAATAAAGAGTTTGGGCAAATACGGACTGTAGAAGTAGAGGGAAAGATTTATTTTGTGGCAAGTGATGTGGCAAGGGATTTGGGATATGCGAGACCGGCGGATGCAGTTTCCCAGCATTGTAGGTATACGGTAAAACACAGTATACCTCATCCGCAGAACCCAGATAAGCAGATCGAGGTTAATATTATCCCGGAAGGGGACATGTATCGCTTGATCACACACAGCAAGCTGGAGAATGCGGAGCGGTTTGAATCTTGGGTGTTTGATGAGGTGATTCCGTCAATCCGAAAGAACGGATATTATGAGAATCCAAACCTGTCTACCGAAATGCGGGCAATTCTGATGATAGATCAGAAACAAGTCAGAATGGAACAGCGTATTGATCATTTGGAGAATGATATCCCACTGTATGGATCTGAAGCAGATGAACTATCAAGCCACGTAAGGCGCAAAGGGGTGTCTGTTTTGGGAGGGAAAGCGGCAGAGGCATACCGGGATCATGAAGTGCGCCGGAGGGTGTACCGTGACATATACGATCAGATCAAAAGAGAGTTTGGTCTGTATGATGAAGATGGCCGCCAAAAGTCATACAAGGCAATGAAAAGAAAGTATATAGCGGATGCCCATGAACTGATCGATTGCTATGAGCCGCCCAAGTATCTGGCAGAAATAGTAAATGAAAGCAATGCACAAATGAGAATGATGTAAAGGCATATGCCATTACATACACAACGGTCCATCATATAAATAAAATGCCATTGATATGTCACGATATGAATGCACATGGTGTTGGACTTAAGGGCGGAGTTTCTGACCATCCTCCGCCCGGAAAGGAGGATCTTTGATACATAAGAACGGGGAAGGATATCCAGATCATACAGCAGCCGATGCTATCCGATTGGCGGATAAACCTCCAGAAATCATCCGATGGTACATCAGGATGGTCAAGGAACTGGCAGATCTGTTTGATTTAGAGATCATAGGAAGAATACAGATAAGAGAAAAGAAGACAGGGAAGGAATATCGATAAAAAAGCCGGGGGACACCCCGGCAATAAAAAACATATAAAAAGAACATATGTACGAAAAAAGCGGTGGGCACCCGACAAGATAATCCCACCGCGGTAACAATACATCTGAGGACATTATAACCCACTCAGATGATAAAATCAAGAGGAGGATTATCAGATGGATCAAACGCAGGCAGTTAAAACAGAGATCATAAATAACGTTATGGTGGCAATGTCCTATTACATACAGCAGCAGGCTGTGCTGGCAGCATTGGAGCAGGTAATGCAAAAAGAGCTGGTGCGGGTCAACATGGAGGAGATTACAACACTGCCATCCGAAAAGCTAGATCAAGTAGAAGAACGTAACAAATATCTCATACAATTGTTCATGGTGAAAAAACGGGATCTGGCTAAAGGGACAATGACAGGGTATTTAAGTGCGGTAAAGCGGCTAATATTGGAAATCAATGGAAAATCACTGGATCAAATGGACGAAATGGACATAGACTGGTATCTTTCCCAATATGAAAAAAGGAATGTATCATCTGGAGGACGGAAAAATGCTGCTACTACAGTTAATAATGAGAGGAGGTTTTTGTCTGCTTTTTATACATGGATGAGAAAAGCAAAATTGATCGCTGACAATCCGGTGGAATGCATACCATCCAAAAAAGTAGCACTTAAGCCAATCGACTATTATACCCCAGAAGAAATGGCCCGTATCCGTGATGCATGTAAGAACCCAAGAGAACGTGCGATTATTGAGGTGTTCCGAAGCACAGGGGCAAGGGTAGGAGAACTTGCAGAGGTGAAGCTGGACCAGGTGGATCTTGAGACTGGGGATATATGGATTCAGGGAGAAAAGGGAGGCAGATACAGGACAATCTACCTGGATGAGGATGCACGGTATTATTACAAGCAGTATCTGGCAGGAAGGAAAGGAGACAGCCCATATCTTCTTCCGCAATCCCGAAAGCCTTATGGGAAGATGACCACATGCGGGTTTCGGAGTGTCATGAAGACGATCGGGAAACGTGCAGGGCTGCGGTGTAGGGTATATCCACATAAGATGCGAAAAACATTGGGAATGAACCTTAAAAATCATGGTGTAGATATTGGAACCATACAAGAGGTGCTGGGACACGCAAGCCCGGCAGTAACATCCATGTACTATGCACAGTCCACCCCACGGACACTGCGAAACGTCCGGGAACGGATAGCCATATAAGGAGGTAAAAGATTTGGGAAAAGAAATATTAAGGCAATATTCATCCATACTCAAGGAAACAGAGGAAGAAGAAAAGCGGATATCCGATCTTGAAAAGGAGATAGCCGGGATGAGGCCAGCGCAAAAAGAAGTGGCCGATGTGGTAACAAGAGGGAAACGGGGAAAGAAACCGTTAGGCACATGCAAAGTCCATGGATATGAAGATCATAAAAAGCTGAATGAAAAGCGGTCAAGGTTAAGGAAACGGAAAGCAAAGAAGGAGATGAATGTGGCTAGGCTGGACGATATGATCATTGAGGCAGAGGACTATATATATACGATCCCTGACAGTGAAACGAGGAGGATTGTGATGATGAAACTGATTGAGAAAAAAGCTTGGAATGAAATAGCCGATGCAATAGGAGATGGATACACGGCAGAGGCATGCAGGCAGAAGTATTCAAGGTTTATGCGAGGATAAAGCCTGTCAAGAAAATTGTCACGTTTGTCACATGGTATCTGTGTTATAATATAAAATAGAGAAACGTATATCCAAAGACAAGGCACCTGCTTATGTAGGAAGGCACCTGCTTATGTAGGTGCCTTTTATCGTGTCTAAAAGTAAAGGGATCTGGACAACTGGGATGAGGGCGGAAGGAAGATTGGATGTGATAGGATCAAGGAGATAAGAGATCAGAATAGTGTACTGTTTTTTGAAACCAGTACGATGATGAGGAGAGAAGATATAAATGATTTTCAGAATCGTATAAAGAAGTTGTCAGGGCATGAATGTATCCTTCTGGATGGAAATATCAAATTAGCAGCTGCAGTATCAAGCGGCGTGAAGAGGTAGCCGATTAATGGCAAAAGAGTTTGCGAGAGTATTTTATGATTCGATGCAATGGAGAAAGTGCCGGAAATCTTTTATATCAGAACGGGTATCCATTGACGGGGGATTGTGCCAGCAATGCCATGAACGGCTGGGATACATGGTGCATCATACAATCATGCTTACACCAGACAATATTACGGATCCAGATATTACACTTAATCATGACCTGCTGGAATATGTCTGCAAGCCATGCCATGATAGGGAGGAAGGACACTTCCTTCATAGAAAAGATAGGAAGAGGCGGTGTGTATTTGATGATGACGGAAATCCGGTGGAAATGAATTGAATTGTCAGATAACTTTTGCGAGAAGAAATCATGGCACTCCCCCCTTGAAAAAATTGTGGGGACGAAATGATTTCACCGAGACCCCAACATTAATTTTTACGGATGAAGATCTGCAGTACCCCCACCCCAATGGAAGGAAGTGAGAGATGATGGATAAGGATAAGCGGATAAAAAAGGAAGAAAGCAGACTGAAAAGATTATTCGTAAATGTGGACGAAAATAAAAAGAAAACAGTTGAAGGGCTGATAAAAAGGGCAGCATTCATGCGGGCTACATTGGAAGATTTTGAGGAAGACCTGGACGAAAACGGTTTTACGGAAACGTTCAAGCAAGGGGAAAAACAGGCACCATATGACAGGAAGCGTCCTGTGGCTGACTTGTATAACACAATGAATACAGCATACCAAAAGATCATAAAGCAGCTTACTGACTTACTTCCGGAAGCGAACCAAAAAACAGATGACCTGCTAGATTTCCTGGGTGGTGGAAAAAGGTGACAGAGTTTGAGCAATACTTTGCTGGAATAGGTGACGGGAAGATTGTTGCCTGCGAAAAGATGAGGCGGATTGCAGATACATTAATGGAAAATTACTTGAATCCGGGTGAGTTCCATTTTGATTTGGATATTGCAGATAGACACATAGAATTTATTGAACGGTTCTGTAAAGTGCCATCTGGAAAGCTAGGAAGACCGCTTAAACTGGAACTGTTTCAAAAGGCGAGGTTTCAAGCGATATTTGGTTTCGTGGATGATAACGGGTTAAGACAGTATAACGAGGTGTTAATTATTGAAGGCAGGAAAAACGGAAAGACAACAGAGACAGCCGCCATAGAATTGGATATGCTGGTCAATGACAAGGAAGGGGCACCGCAGATATACAACATAGCCACGATGTTAGACCAGGCCAGGCTTGGATTCAATGCAGCAGACAAGATGCGAAGACAATCCCCCCTGCTGAGGAAGCATATCAGAAAACGGGCGGCAGATTTATATTGTGAACTGAATATGGGGTTTATAAAAGCCCTTGCCAGTAATACAAATAGTTTGGATGGGCTTGACACACACTGCGGGGTGATAGATGAATTAGCAGCTATCAAAAATAGGGATATATATGATCTGGTAAAACAGTCAATGGGAGCGCGAGAACAGCCGCTCCTTTTTTGTATCACTACAAATGGGTTTGTCAGGGAAGGGATATTTGACAGCCAATATCGATATGCTTCTGATGTGATCCTGGATCCGGGCATGAACAATAGGTTTCTGCCATTTATCTATGAGTTGGACAAGATTGACGAATGGGATAAAGAGGAGTGCTGGATAAAGGCGAATCCGGGGCTTGGGACGATAAAGTCCACGGACTATCTTAGGCAGATGGTTCAGAAAGCAATGGATGACGAATCGTTCAAGCCAACTGTCCTAGTAAAGGATTTCAACCTTAAACAGACATCAGAGGCAGCATGGTTACGGTATGAGGACTTTGAAAATACAGAGATGTTTACGGAGACGTTCCGTTATGGAATCGGGGGCATGGACGCTGCTGATTCGGTGGATCTGGCTGCAGCTAAAGTACTGTGTATGAGGCGCGATGACACGAACATCTATGTTAGGCAAATGTATTGGATGCCTCAGGCGGTCCTGGACAGGCAGGAGGAAATGGGGCAAAGACGAGGGAGGGATAATGTACCTTACCAGCTGTGGAAGGATAAGGGGCTGCTGCGGACTGTGCAGGGAAACAAAGTTGATAAGAAAGTGATGTTGGATTGGTTCTGCGAATTAAGGGATCAGGAAGATATTTACATCCTATACATTGGATATGACCCATGGCATATAGATGATTCCCTCCTTAGGGAATTTCAGTCAGAATTTGGAGAAAAGGCAATGATACCAGTACGGCAGGGTGTGATAACACTTAGCCAACCAATGAAAGATCTAAAGGCGGATCTGCAGGCAAAACGGATCATATATAATGACCATCCGATTGACAAGTGGTGTTTCTTTAACACGGTGGTAAAGACTGATGTAAATGGAAATATACAGCCGGTAAAGGGGATGGACACAAGAAACCGGATCGATGGGACATTGGCCTTGATCGATGGATATAAGGTACTCCAGGATAAAATGGGGGAACTGCAGAGCCTTATTTGATGATAAAGGGAGGACGATGGTTTGGGTATCAGGGATTATGTGGCAAGAAAATTAATGAATGTGACGGCAGGGACCGCATTTAAGATGATAACGGAAACCGGCAATGGTTTTACTGCGTGGAATGGGGAAATATTTGACAGTGATATTGTCAGATCCTGCATCAGGCCATTTGCAAAAGCCATAGGGAAGCTGCAGGCGAAGCATGTAAGGCGATACAACGGGAAAGTGGATATCAATCCTGAAGCATATATGCGGTTTTTATTAGAGGAACCAAACCCATACATGGGAGGGCACACACTGCTGGAGAAAGTAGCAACCCAATTTGCAATCAATAACAACGCATTCATACTGATTGTAAGAGATGAAAATGGGATACCGGTCCAGCAGTATCCGATACCATCAATCATGGTGGAAGCAAAATACATAGAAAAAGAATTATACTTGAAGTTTACGTTTGTAAATGGAAAAACATTAAGCGTGCCATATTCCGAAGTCATACATATCAGGAATGATTTTAAGGATAACGATATCTTTGGGGAATCTGCTTACAAAGCACTTGCTCCATTGATGGAAGTAGTAAATACAACTGACCAGGGGATTGTAAAGGCAATCAAAAACAGCGGGATCATCCGGTGGCTGCTTAAATATAACACACCAATGCGGCCGGAGGATTTAAAGAAAAATGTCCAGGAGTTTGTTGACAATTATCTTAGTGTATCAAGCCCTACCTTTGGGGCGGCAGGTGTAGATGCAAAAGCAGATGCGATCAGAATCGAACCAAAGGATTATGTACCAAATGCCATGCAGCAGTCGAATACAAAAGAACGTATTTACGCATTCTTTAACACAAATGAAAAAATCGTACATTCCAGTTATACAGAAGATGAATGGAACAGCTATTTTGAATCAGTCATAGAGCCTGTGGCGATACAATTGGCAGAGGAATATTCGAGGAAATTGTTCACACGGCGTGAACGTGGTTTTGGAAATGGGATATATTTTGATGCTGCCAACCTTCAATGCGCGAGCCTGTCAACAAAACTTGCATTGCAGGCAATGGTAGACCGAGGGGCATTGACACCAAATGAGTGGAGGGAGACATTCAACCTTTCTCCGGTTGCGGATGGGGATAAGCCGCTAAGAAGGCTTGATACACAAACCGTAAATAAAATGAAAAGATTAATGGGGAATATGGATCTGGATAACATCAACGAGACGAGGAAAGGGATCATGGAACTTTTAGCGGGAGGAGGTGAGTATGATGGCGGTAAGGATTGACATAAAAGGGCAGATCGTGGAATCTGGAAACGACTGGATATATGACTGGCTGGGGATTGAAAATACATCACCGAAAAAAATCTTAAAAGCACTGCGGGAAGCAGGAGGTGAGGATATTGAGATCTATATCAACTCTCCCGGGGGGAGTATATATGCAGGATCAGAGATATACACGGAACTGAGGGCATATGAGGGTAAAAAGACCATAAAGATTACGGGGATAGCTGCCAGTGCAGCATCAGTGATCGCACAGGCTGGGGAGAGCGAGATCAGCCCAACCGGGATGTTTATGATCCATAATGTACAGACAAAGGCCTCAGGGGATTACCGGGAAATGGATAATACCTGTGATGCATTGCGGGCGGCGAACCAGTCAATTATAAACGCATACGTAGATAAGACAGGAATGGATGGTAAGGAACTGCAGGAACTAATGGATAGGGAAACCTATTTATCGGCGAAACAGGCGGTTGAGTATGGATTTGTTGATAAAGTTATGTTTTCGGAAAATGCCCAGGCTATGTATAACGGGTTTGGGGCAATACCAAATGAAACAATTAAAAAATTGAGAAGCATGATCAAGGATCAGAAAGATTATGATATTTCAATATCACAAAAACAAGCAGAAGCAAGGCTGCGACTTTTAAATTTAGTAGGAGGATATATTCATGACAAGAACTGAGTATGAAGCAAAAAGAAAGGCCCTGATTAATGAAGCAGATGCATTGATCAACGAGGGGAAAGTAGAGGAAGCAAACAAGAAGATGGATAACGTTACAGAACTGGATCAGGGTTTTGAGGAAGCTGCTAAGGCGGCCGCAAACTTAAAAGCATTGGCACAGCCTCCGGCACTTTTGGCGGGAGTAGGGGAAGGAGCAGCCTTCAATAGTGCCGAACATGGACCGGTTGAAACAGAAGATATGTATGATTCCATTGAGTACAGGAAAGCGTTCATGAACTATGTATTAAATGGGACTGCCATCCCGGCCAAGCTTGTAAATGCAGCAGCCACGACTAAGACAACCGATGTCGGGGCGGTCATCTCCCCTACGGTTATTAACAGGATCGTAGAAAAAATGGAAACGATAGGGATAATCCTTCCGCTTGTGACAAGGACAGCATTTGCGGCAGGTGCAACAGTTCCTACATCCAACGTAAAGCCTGAGGCAACCTGGGTGGCAGAGGGAGGAAGCAGTGACAAACAGAAGAAAACAACAGGGCAGATAGACATCAAAGGATATAAGCTGAGATGCGCTATCTCCATGACACTGGAAACATCGGTCATGTCCTTACAGGTGTTTGAGGCTGTGTTTGTAAACAGTGTATCCGAGGCAATGGTAAAAGCCCAGGAAAAAGCATTCATTACAGGAAGCGGTAGTGGGCAGCCAAAGGGAGTATTAACAGAGGCGGTTGCAGATGGACAGAATATAGACCTTGCGGCCAATGCAGATCCAACCTATCAAACGCTTATTGATGCAGAGGCTGCGATTCCGCTTGCATATGAAAATGGTGCTGTTTGGAATATGACAAAAAAAACATTTATGAAATTTGTTGGGATGGTAGATGCAAATAAGCAGCCCATCGCACGCGTGAATTATGGGATCGATGGGAAACCGGAAAGGACACTGCTTGGACGCAGGGTGGTACTGAATGATTATATGACAAGCCTTGGGGCCACGATCACAGCAGATACGGTTGTAGCATTCATTTTTGATTGGTCTGATTACATGTTTAATACAAATTATAACATGGTGGTAAAGACCTATGAAGATAATGACACAGAGGACCAGATCACTAAGGCCGTAATGATCTGTGACGGAAAGGCAATAGACCGGAACTCCCTTGTTACAATCACAAAGAAAAAAGCAAGCTAATGGCAAAATGAAAGGCGGTGGAAATGTTGCCGAAACTTAATCTGGAAGTTACAGACGAAGAGTTAAGGACTATGATTAGGGTATGCCATAACAAGCTGGATGGGGAATTGAAGGACATGAAAGCCGCCTATTTGTCAGATATTGAATTGTGTGGGGTCAAACGTATACCGGAGGACCCCGCCCTGGCTAAAGCATGTCTTAGGTTGTATTTAAGATGGCAGGAAAATTACAATGGAGAGGCTGAACGATATTGCGAGGCGTATAAAGGAATGAAGATCGCAATGTCATTGGCAGAGGAGTATAAGTAAGATGCGAAATGAGATCTGTATGCTGACCGGGATTAAGTCAGAAGGGAGCAGGATAGAAAGGGTTACGGAAGAAATTTTTTGCAGAAAAAAATCATCTACAAGATCAGAATTTTATGGTGCGTATGCAGTTGGGTTGAAGCCTAAATTTGTGCTTGAGATAGATTTATGGGACTGGGAAAACCTGTCAGGAAAGCTTCCGGACGATATTGAACCGACCAGGGTAGGATATAGAGGGATTGAATATAATATCCTAAGGAGTTATCAGACAAATGAAAACACAATGGAATTAACAGTGGGGTGACCTGGAATGAGGGCAGGGATTGAATATGAAGATGCTATTATGTCCATTAATGAAGAGATAAACCGGATGGCGGTAAAGCTGCAAGGGGATGAAAGGACAGTCCTGCGTAAGATCGGAGCATTAGTAAAAAGAAACGTTGTAAGATTCCTGCACGATTCAGACGTGGAACTACGGGCAAAACAAGTGCTGCCTGGTAATTATGATGGAAGCAGGCCATACACACACATGAAAGATGATGTCAAATACACTGTCAAAAAGGACAAATTAGGAAATATGTATGTCAGTACAAAGGGGGGAAGGCATACGGGATATAAGTGGGCACCAGTCGATGCAGGGCATATAGCAAGGGATGGATCCACATTTATACCAGGGACAAATTTTGTTGGTAAAGCAGTAAACGCATCAGAGGGTGAAGTGGATAAAATGATAAATGATCTATTAAAAAAGGTGGTAGAGTAATGGACCTGGAAGAGATACTTAAGGATGGGTTAAACATACCTGTGATTCAGCCGTTCCATCCAATCATCACACCATGTTTTACATGGCAGATGCAGATGTCAAGTGCAGGCCTTGCAGGAAATGGGAGGGCGACAGAAAACACTGACTTATATCAAGTTGACATATGGAGCATCAGCCGGAAGGAGGCCATATCCATAACGGAACGCGCAGGAAGCCTAATCCAGTCAAAGTGTGATACTACGATACCAACGATATCATATGGCTATGATACCAATGGGAAAGTATGGAGAGGGACGATCAACTTTTATCATATCAAGGAGGAAAGCTAAATGGCAACCAATAAATCGAGTAAAGCAAACCGGATCAATATCGTAGACCCTGTTTACGCGAAGGTCCTGACGGATACATCAGAAGGGACAACTTATGGGGAAGTGGAGAGCCTTGGGGCAGCAATGCAGGTGCAGGTGACCCCATCATTGTCCACAGGCACACTATACGGAAATGGGGTACAGCAAGAGAATATAGCCAAACTTAACGGGATAGCGGTCGTACTGGATGTGAATAAGATACCAGTAGAGGTAAGGGCGGACTTAATGGGAAACACATATGAGAATGGAGTGGTGCATGAAAAAGCCGGTGACGAGGCGCCATACATTGCAATGGGATACAAAGTGGAGCAGACCAATAAAAAAGCGGAATTGATCTGGCTGCTTAAAGGGAGGGCGCAGCCGATCAATAGCAATGTACAGCAGTCCACGGAAAATATGAATTTCTCAACAGATTCTGTCACGATCAACTTCATACCGAGGGATTCGGATAAGGAACTAAGATTTTTTGCAGATTCAGCTAATAGTGACCTAACAGAAAAACAAATTGAAGAATGGTTTAAAAAGGGACCTCAAACAGCACCATTGCCACAATAACGAGCGAGGAGGGGACCAAATGAAAAAAACAATCTGCGTCCAAGAGGCAAACGAGATCGAGATCGTAATGAATGATAGATCATATACGGCAACGTTTAACATGCGTGCAATCCTGTATATGCAGGAAGAACTGCAGAAGATAGGAATAGAAAAACTCCCATATGAGCATTTCGCTTCTATTGCACTGTATGCTGGGATAAAAGTAAACCACCCTGATTTTACGACAGCAGAAGCAAATGCGATGGTATTATCAATGCGGCCATTTGACCTGCAGATGATACTTGAGGAATATGCAGATTCAGCAAACGGAATCGATCTGCAGGGACAAGAAGAGCAGACAAAAAATATGATAGCTCAGATATTGAAGGGCGCATTTGGAACACAGAAAGCCTGATGATCGATACGGATATGCTCTACTATATCTATTGTGTGAAAATGAGGATATCTGAGCGGAATTTTTGGAACAGCCCATTAAAGAAAGTCGTTAAGCTGATTGATATGTATCAGGATGAAATGCGTATGACAGCATGTATACAAAACGATGGCCTATATAACTCAAAGTATTTTTCTGAAAAGCCGGAAGTAATCCATTCGATGCGTGAGGTGGAGGGATTTACATAATGGGAAGTAATTATAAAAAAACGATCACGCTGGGACTTGATTATTCTGAGTTTTCTGGTGGGATTGCTGACTGTAACCGTAAAATGGGATTGCTGGATGCCGAAATGAAACTGGCACAAGAGCGTGTCAAGCAATACGGCGATGAAACGGATCAGCTTAAGATAAGGCAGGAAGCCCTTACACAGAAGATCATACTGCAGAGACAGGTAGTAGAGGAGCAGGCCAGGTCATATGATTCCGCACTGTCAAGCCAAAAGAAAAGCGAAAAGCAGATTGATGCACTTGATAAGGCACTTTTGCAAAGCAGGACAACACTGCAAAAATTAGAAAATGAATACAGTGAGAATACAAAGCGGTTAGATGAGTTTGCCAGAAAAAGCAGGGAAAGTGAGGAAGGGCAACGTTCATTTGGAGATACAATCCGTGATGTAGCCAGCGCAGTGGGGATCGAAGCAAGCCCTGCTGTTGAGACATTAGCAGGGAAGTTTGACTTGATAGACGAGAAGGTGGGGAAGGCTGTATTGACGGTCGGAACACTTGCATCGACCTTGACGGGTCTTACAGTAAAAACAGCAGAACATGTAAAGGAAATTGAGACCGTATCCCAGACTATGGGGATGACAACAAGTGAATATCAGGCATGGGATTATGTACTGAAATCCGTTGGATATGATGCGGAAAGTGCATCTGGAGATCTGGCAGCGCTTGCAGAAAAGGCAAAGGATGCAGCAGAGGGAGGAAATGATAGCGCAAAGACATTCCGCATGCTTGGGATATCAGTAAAAGACAGCAGCGGACATTTAAAAAGCCAGAGCCAGCTTTTTAATGAATTGATCTCATCACTTCGAGGTATGGAAGATGTTACAACAAGGAATGCAATCGCAAGCGATCTGTTATCTACTACAGGGGAAAAGATGATCCCAATACTTAATATGACAAAAGAGGAGTTTTTGGGACTTAGGGACGCTGCTTATAATACAGGATTCGTAATGAATGCGGATACAATCAAAGGATTTTCTGATTTGAATAAAACAATGGCTGATTTCAAAGGGACCGTGAAGGGATTATCAAATAGTTTTGCAACAGCCCTGTTGCCTATGTTGACAGCATTATTCCAGGCAGTTACAGCGATACCGGCGCCAGTATTGCAGACGATTGTGACGATAACGGGGATGATAGTAGTTATTTCATCAACAGTAAGTGCGGTGAATTCTACGGTTGGAGCGTTTGGAAAGTTTACGGACATGCTTGCGGGGGTAGATGCTAAAACATATAAAACAACGGGGATCATTATTGGGGTTGTTGCTGCATTGATCGCATTAGCGTCCGTTATTGGGGTTATCATTGGAAAGGGTGATGACATTAACAGGACTATGGATAGTGTATCATCCAGCATCAGCAGCATTGGGGCAGCAACTCAAAATGTATCAAGGCCACGTTATAATGCTGGAGGAACAGATTATTTTGAAGGCGGAGAAACCTGGGTTGGAGAGGAAGGGCCGGAGATTGTACAGTTGCCTCGGGGGAGTAGGATCATAAATAACCAGCGGGCAAAGTCGGCTAGTGGAGACACCTTTATCATCAATATCAATGCAGATATAGAACGGATATCCAGTGTACAGAAGCTGATTGATATGGCGGATAATGAAAGGATTGCGTTGAGAACAGGGAAAGGAAGAATGTAGGATATGGCAACAACTACAGTCACATGTTTTAATGATAAAAATTACCGGAATAATACGATCCTTGCGATTAAAGAATCCAGGATGCTGGTCGGAGCCGATTATGGAGGTGATACATACCGGGAATATTTTGGGCTTATGCAGTTTGCGATACCTGCATTATACGATCAGGATATCACATCAGCGAAATTGTATTTTTTTGTTACAGAGGCGGAACCAAGGGTAACATTTGAGACACAATTTTATGACATAAGGGAAACTGTCAGCATCAATACATATGATTCCTTTGAGAATAAGTATGGGGATAAATATGTGATGAGCGGAAGTGAAGAGAAGGTTATTGATGTATTCAGCACAGTATATAATCAATGGATATCAATGGATATCACGAATCTAGTCGTGGGGAACAATGGAAACCAGACATTCACTGTCGTTTTAGCAGACAGCAACCATGATCAGTGGGCTTCTGGTTCCGGAGGCACGCAGGATACAAATGTATGCAAGGTATCAACAATAGAGGGAGGGAATCCCTCATATATTGTGATAACGCATGAGAATGCGAAACCTTTTAAGCCATCAATCATATATCCGGATGGGGATATACTTCCCAATTCCGGGAACGTGACCTTCAAATGGAAGTATAATGCTGGGTTTTCGGCGGGTCAGAAAAAATATGATTTCGGATGGAAAATGAAAGCAGACAGCGCGTGGAATGAGGTATCCATATCATCAGATGCACAGCAGCATACTATGAACGCATCCGCATTTAAAAATGGGATCGCGGAATGGAGGGTAAGGACTTATAACAGTGTAGGGATGGTTTCTGATTATGCGACAGGGCAGTACTATGTCGTGGGAAGGCCGGGGAATCCCATCATCACAGGCGTGAAAAATGATGCACTAACAGAAATAACCTGGGCGGCTGAACGTTCGGAAGAATCAAGCGCACGGATCAAGATTATCCAGAATGGGAAAGAGATTTATGACAGTGGTGTCATATCTGGTGGGATAGATGATTCGCACAAACCTAACATCATATTGCAGAATGGTGTGTATACGGCGATATTGTCGATTGCAAATATTTATGATCTTTGGTCAGATCAGGTATCTAAACCATTTACAATCAATTGCCAACGGCCAGACATCCCAGAGTTATCGATCCAAAGCTATGATGATCTTGTTAGGTTGGATTTTAATGGGAATATCAATTCATTTTATCTTTACCGCGCAGAGGAAGATGGGGAATTTGTACCCATCGCTTTTGTCGAACCCCCATTTAATAATGCTGGATATACATATGACGACTATGAAGTCAAAAGCGGACGGTCATACAGGTATTTTGTAAGGGCATATTATCAAGGGGGTATTGCAGACAGTAAAATACATGACGTATATGTTAGATATGATGGATACTATATATCAGAAATCAGGGATATGTCAAAGCGTGTAAGGCTTATGCTGTCAAGCGATACGGAATATGTGCCGATTAGGATCACAAGAGAAAATACAAATGCCCTGATCAATTATCTGGGAAGACATTATCCGATAAAAGAGGCAGGAACTTTCAAGAAGCGTACATTGGCCATATCTGCATTTGTATATGGGGATCAAGAGAGGATTATTGAAGAGATTATTGATAAAAATGGGATATATTGCTTGAGAGGAAGGGACATCATATCGTATGTAGACATAACGGGATACAATGCTGAAAGTGCTTTTTTTGACAGGGGATATATTGTAAGCCTGTCAATGGAGCAACTGGACCACAAGGAGGGGATATCTTATGTATGATATGTCATATGGGGATTATACCCATGCACAAGTACTAAAAATGCTGGAAAGTGACAGGACGATCGATTTTGAATACGAACTATTGAATAATGAAGAAAAAGTGATAACAATGTTAGATGATGCTGAATGCAGTATCAATTTTAACAGTGATGCAGCGATTATGGGAACCGCATCGATTGTATTCCCTGAAATGGGAATACAAGGTTATTATACAGATCTAAGGGTAATGCCGTGGTTTAAACTACTTGCTCCAGATGGGACATGGATCCGTCATCCATTAGGGATCTATATCATCACCACGCCAACAAGGAAGGACAAAAACGGTAAGGTGTATATAGATGCGGACTGCTATGATAAAACAATAATCCTGGAAGAAGATAAACTGACAACACGCCTGCTTATAAGGGCAGGGGCACTTTATGTGAATGAGGTACGAAATGTGCTGATGTCAGCAGGGATCAATAAGACAAGTATCGATGGATCAGAACTGAGGACATCGGTAGACTTGGAATTTGAGGTAGGGACAAGCAAGCTTGATGTGATAAATTCGCTCCTGAGGGCGATAAACTATACTCCTATACATTTTGACCGGATGGGGAATGCGGTATCTGAGAAATACATTGAGCCAGAGCAGAGGGCGGCAGAGTATGGATATTCGACTGATGATAAAAGTCTTGTGCTTCCGGGAGCAAATCAGTCAAATGACTTGTACAATGTACCGAATGTTGTAATAAGATACGTAGAAAACCCAGATGCGAACAGTACATATATCATGTCAAAATACGTAAATAACGATTCAAACAGCCCATTAAGTGTACAGCGGAGAGGAAGACAGATCGTAAGTGTTGAACCGGTTGATGATATTGCCGATCTGGCAACCTTAAAGGACTTTACACGCAGAGTAGCAATTGAAATGTCGCAAGTGAATGACAATGTGACGCTTCCCACCGCGCTGATGCCGCACCATGAGTATAAGAATTGTATATATCTGAGGAATGATAACCTTGGTATAACAAGCAAATATATTGAATACGCATGGTCGATGAAACTGGGAGTAGGGGAAAAGATGCAGCATACTTTAAAGAAGGTGATGAGGATATGATATACGAATCAGCACAGGATAGATATCAGGATTATGAGGATAACAAAAAGGCAGTATCTCCATTCAGGATAGGTGAGATAGCCCCATTTGTAGATGAGAACCTAAACAAACTTGTCATGTTTTCGGGGGAGGATCGGGCGAGTTATAAACGGTACAAATGTCTGTCAACATATAAACCAGATTATGGGGATAAGATCCTTCTAGCCAGAGTGGGAGGGACATATGTAATCCTTGGAAAGATAGGTGACATGTAGTGATAATACACGATATCGTACTAAGTGTCCGGCAGCGGTCCGTCACAAAAACAGGGATCGCATTGAGCCAGGGCGATTATGGGAAAGATAAATTCCTAATCAGGATAGAGAATAATGGAAATGATGTTAATGATGCACAATCAGCGATGATCACTTTTGCGACAAGCCGGGGGCGTGTAATCCAAGGAGACTTGGAAAAGGAAGTCGGAAGTGGAAGATATGCATACGTTGTAAAGGGCAGCGAATTACAGGATCCGGGGGAGGTATATACCGTTGTTACCCTAATTTACGAAGATGGAAGAAAGTCAAGCTGTGGTTTTTCGTTTGTTTGCAAATACAATCCGCTGCTTAATGATGCTATTCCGGCTGGGGAATACATTGCAGCATTTGATAAAATAAAAAATGATGCAGAGGAACTTATAACATACATACAGGAATTATTGGATACAGGGCAGTTAAAAGGTGACAAGGGGGATACAGGGCCAAAAGGGGAAAAAGGGGAAAAGGGTGAACAGGGAGTTCAAGGGATACAAGGAGTGGTTGGGCCACAGGGACCGACAGGAGCGGCAGGGGAACAGGGGCAAAAGGGAGAGACGGGACCGGCTGGACCGCAAGGGATACAAGGGATGCCAGGGCAGAAGGGAGACAAGGGAGACAGAGGGGACAGTGGGGTGACTGTGCCTGCAAATGGATTTTTTACATTTGCAGGGGATCAAAACGGAGACTTATGGTGCTATTACAGTGGGGGCACAGCACCGGAATTTGAGGTGACTGATAATGGAGATATTTATATGGTTCTAGGAGGATAAATAGTATGGCAGAGGTAAAAGCATTTGTGGGGAATTTTAAAGGACCGAAAGGAGAACCGGGAGAGGCAGGAGCAACCGGACCACAGGGCCCCAGAGGAGAGACAGGAGCAACCGGACCGAAGGGGCCAAAAGGTGATACAGGAGCAACCGGGCCACAGGGGCCAAAAGGTGATAAGGGAGAGACTGGGGCTGTTGGCCCAGCTGGTCCGAATAGCGCAGATCTGATAAATATAATAGACACATTAGGGGTCAATGGAAATGTGGGAGAAAGTTTAATGACACAGACCCTAATTGATGCCATTGCGGATAGAGTTATGACAAAACTATTTGCGAAAACTGATATTGCACAGACAGAGAGTACCAGCACAACTAAGGTCCCATCGAGCGCATATTTTAAACAGGTCGTTGATGCTCAAAATAGCAATTTGACAAGCAAAGGAATAGTAGATCCGCAGTCTGCCCAAGCAAACATTAATACAGATTGGGTATCATCTGGATCCGTTTATTATCGGATCACCAATGGCATATGCTTTGTTGATTTTGATTTAACTCTTAAAACTATAACAATCTTAAATACCCTGATAGTATCTGGGCTTCCAACGGCTAAGATTATGGCCCATAGCAAATTGCAGGGGTGGGAGGACAATACCATTAGTGTTCCCTGCTATGTGTTTGAAAACAATATGCTTGCTAATCCTGGGCCAGCAGGACATTATGTTGGTAGCTTTTCTTATGCTGTTAGATGATCATTTAAATTTCCGTTGTTGCCACTCTCCTCCGGCTGGATATAGTTCCGTTTTGTAATCTGACAGTACATAAGTATGACCCCTGCATGAACATAAGATCGTACATTGTCTCGCTCAATTTTGATATCACGCCCGTGCAGGACGCATTGGATCCAGTTAATGCGGTTCCGAGAGCGTTTCCAGCGTGTAAGGTGTACGTACATGCTGTTTGTCTGCTCTCCATTTTAGACAGTAGCTCACTAACCGAATTGGCGTATATAAAATCCGCATTTGTGAGAGACTCTGCCCATGCCAACCACCCATTGCTTCCTCCTCCAAGAGGTCTCCAAGAAGACTTTCCAGGAACACCATATCGCGTAACACGCTGAAATTTTTCGCCGGTCGCGCTTGTTGATCCAATAACCTCAACAACTGCGGCATTTTGGTATGGCGCATTTTGTGGCACACTCTCTGTCGGGTACCAATAGATACCATTATCCGTTATGTTGTCAAGATTATCGCTGGATGTAAGCTGGCGCATACGGCCATACTTCATCGCCAAATTGCTATTTTGAATACGAACGAAACTTGTTAATCAGGTCCCTATTGGGGCTTATTTTATTGCCCGGCGTCCGGTATGTCCGGCTGGGCGGAAAGGAAAAATTATGAATGAAAAAATCAGATTAAAAAATGGTAAGGAGTATCCGCTTGTTATCGGTGGCACATCCTCCACACCCAGCACACTGCAACTTATTTTCCTGGCAGCGGAACCAGTGGAGGATATCGTGGCCGTTTTTGAGGACACGGCTGCCACGGAGCAGATTAAGACCATCAATGAGGATGGCAGCATCCTGGCCGTATATGATGGCTATACCGTGTTGGGCAACCCCAAGTCCATTGATGATCACTATCTTATTACCCCGGAGCAGTATGAGGAGGACGGTACCGTTACAACAGCGGCTGTATATGGCCGTGTGGCAATGCTGACACTCGAACAGCCGGGCGTAGGGGCGCAGGTGGACAAACTTAGGGCTGATGTTGATTTTGTGGCTATAATGGCCGGTATCGATTTATAAGGAGGTGAGACCATGGATGTGAAAGGATTAGCACAGAAATATTACCCGAGGCTGTGGGACATTGACCGGATTAAGGCCCTGGTGGCGGCCGGTAAATTATCTGAGGCAGATTACAAGGAGATTACCGGTGAGACAAACACCACAGAATAAGGAAAAGCGAGGTACATGCTGTGGATAAATATGAGGTTGTAGCAATTGTTGTGGGAATGATTACGACAGCGATTGCTATTGGTGCACCTGTGATCAAACTAAACACAGCAATCACGAAACTGATTGTGAAGCTGGATGCATTAGGCGAGGATTTTTCCAGCCTTGAATTACATAACCACGAATCACACCGGCGCATTTGGGAAAAGAACGATGAGCAGGATGAGAGGCTTGCGGATCATGAAACCAGGTTGAAAGTCATTGAAAATGAAAGGGAGAAATAGTAATGAGAAAATATGATATAAAAGAATGGGCAAGAGCTGCTGGTGTTAGGGCGGTTAAAACTATGGCGCAGACTTTTGTGGCAACAGTTGGTGCAGCAACAGTTATGGGTGATGTCAATTGGCCTATGGTTGCATCCGCATCTGTCCTGGCGGGTGTATTATCACTTGCTACATCTGTGGCAGGATTGCCAGAATTGGATGGTAAGACTGGTGTTTGAGAGGGGGTGGTCCATACATCTCCCGCCGCAGGGTTAAGCGGATTGTTACATGATGGACAGGCCCAGGCATCCCCTGGGCCTTATTTTGATTGGAGGTACGACATGATCATAGACAAACAATTTTTAACCGTAAGCAATTACAACAGACCAGGAACCAGGCGCGGCAGCACAATTGCCGTGGCCTGCCACTACATAGGCAACCCAGGGACAAGCGCCCAGGCCAACCGGAACTATTTTGAGAATCTGCGGACCACCCACACAACCAAGGCCAGCGCCCACTACATCATTGGGCTGCAGGGCGAGGTGATCCAGATGATCCCGGAAGAGGAGATAAGCTGGTGCACCAACTCTGCCAATGCGTACACAATCAGCATTGAGGCATGCCATCCAGACAGCACCGGCAAATTTAATGATGCCACATACAAAGCCTATGTGGAGTTGTGCGCAGATATCTGCAAGCGCTGGGGCCTGGATCCACTGCATGGCGGTCTGATCAGGCACTATGACGTAACCCGGAAGGCATGCCCCAAGTGGTTTGTGGATCACCCGGATGCCTGGGAGCAGTTTAAACGGGATGTGGCGGCTAAGATGGCACCCACGTATGAGATTGGATGGCACCATGATCTTAACGGCTGGTGGTATGCATACAGCACCACGGATTATCATAAGTCCTGCTGGCAGACCATCAATCATCATAAGTACTATTTTAATTCGGATGGATATGCTCTGACGGATTGGCACCAGGTTGATGGCAAATGGTATTACTTTGAACCCGAGTATGGCCATCCACTGGAGTGTGCAATGTATGTGGCACCTGACGGGGAGCAGCGTATAGGGGAGTTTTAATAAGGTAGGGTGGATTGGGTGGTGGGTATATAAAAAGACAGCGGGGATTATTCCTCGCTGTCTGTGTTACTTCTTCTTTTGGGGATAGGGATCCTTAATGTCAGTTCGTTCTAGCAAATAGTCAACGCTGGTGTCATACAAGTCAGCAAGTGCAGACAGAATCTGGAACGGTATCATCCGTTGGTCATTCTCATATCTGGAATAAGTCCGTTGATTTATGTGTAAATAATCAGCGACATTTTGTTGTGTCAGATCTTTGTCATCCCGCAAATCCCGTAGTCGGTCCAATCTCATAATTATCCTCCAATACAGGCATTATAATTTAGTCTGTATTGGCCTATTGAAATTTACTCTAATTTGGCCTAAAATATGTAACGAGGGGGGATTAAATTATGAAAAAAGAATTTGACGAAGAGGAATTGCTGAAAGAGTATGAATGGGCGGAGAAACACATTCCAGATGATGTGATCCCGAAGCCAGCCCCGGATGAATTTGAGAGGATTTGGAGAAGGATCCAGGAAGAACGTGGGAAGTGAGTGAATGGCGGGTACCGGATGACCGGGCCCGCCTAAACATTTTCAATACATTCTTTTGCCAATTTATCAAAACGTAATCCTTTGAATACCGGCTGTCTCATCCCTCCAGATTTTGTACGGTGCATAAACTTGACTATACACACAAGATCTGGAGAGAGCCAGACGGCCCGGTCATTACCGTGGCCTGCCGGGTATGCGATAAATGGGGCAGCAGGAAGCGTGGAATGTCTGGAGATGATATCAAACGCCTGCCCGCTGACACCCATGGTAACGTGGCCTTTATAGATTAATGTATTGCCCCGGTACTGTCCCAGGACAATACTGGTCATGTGGTTGCTTTTTAGGATATATCCACATACCACATAATCATTCTCCATCATAACCTTCATCTTTATCCAGTCTGTGGTCCTTTTTTCTTGGATGTAGATACTGTCTTTGACCTTTGCAACTATTCCTTCCAGTTCCCTTTCTATAGCAAAATCAAAAAGTGGTGTACCCTGTCCATCCACATAGCGTGAGATGGCCATACGGGGACCATCTGTAATAGATTTGTCAAGTAGAGCTTTGCGTTCCATCAATGGTAAGAGCATGGTTTCCTGACAGTCATAGTACAAGATATCAAAGGCCGAAAATGTAGCAGGATTATGTTTGGAATCTAATTCGATTTTAAACCGGTCTGACATAAGGCTGCGGCGCTGGATCAAGGAAAAGTCAGGACGTCCATCTTTAAGGATAAAAAGTTCTCCATCCAAAATGCAACGTTTTTTGACCTGCTTACTGATTTCTGCCAACTCTGGTACTTTGGATAGCATACGGACGTTACGTTTGTTGCGTAACTCAGGCGGCTTCCCTGGCTCCAAATAGGCCACACACCGTTCTCCGTCCCATTTTAACTCATAGATATAGTTTGGATCATCAAATGGAGCCATCTCTTTTCCAATCAGCATTGGTTTAATATTTTTACTGTCAAAGAGGTCCATCATGCTGTTGCAGCCTTTTTGCGTGGTTTACGTTTGGTCGGAGGCTTATTGTCTGATACCTGCGCAAGGCTACGCTGTAGTGCCTCCATGATATCAATAACATTGTCCTGATGCTCTGTTGGTGCATTAACAATTTCCTGACCGTTTATTTTAGCTTCTATAATTTGCCTTAGCTTTATTTGGTATTCATCATGATACAATTCTGGCTCAAACTCTTTGTCCATGGAGTTAATAAGCATCTTTGCCATATCCAGTTCTTGCTGCTGCAATTCTGGGTGCGCTGGTTCCTTGGGAATTTCTTTCACTTCGTCCGCAAAAAATAGAGTTTCAACAAGCATCCCCTTTGGCGTAGGAATCAAACAGAGTAGCTTTTCTGATTGCCCCATTACAGTCTTGGCTATCGCCACCTTACCCTCATCTAACATGGCCTTGCGGAGTAATTCATAGGCTTTATCCCCGCCAGCCTCAACAACTGCATGATACGTTTTATCAAAATAGATGGGACGTATGTTGTGGATATCTGTAAAATGTAGGATTTGGATTGTTTTGTCCTTTTCGGTTTTGGCTTTCTCAAAATCTGCATCAGTCATTGTCACATATTGACCTGGCGCAAACTCAAACCCTTTAATTATATCCTGTGTGCCTACTTCCTTGCCGCAATTGGCACAGACTTTTTTATACTTTACCCGGGACCCGTCCTCCTTGCAAAGCTGATTAAAGTGTATATCGTTGTCCTGTGTAGCTGTGTGTAATGCTACAGGAATGTGTACAAGCCCAAAACTTATTGCTCCCTTGTGCGCTGCTGGCATAGTGATCACCTCTCGTTTTAGGTTAGTATGCCCCGGCTGTTTAGATTATATAACACATGTAAATAATATAAGATTTTTTTGCCATATCACCTCTAAGATTATCGAGCAAAGATTGAAAATAGCAATTTATCGAAGAAACCGTATGAGGTTATTACCCCCTTTACTGGATCCTACATAGCCGCCGGTGGAACATTGACCTTTGATGCCACGCCTTACCCAAATTACTCCTTGTTCATGTTGTTTTCTTTGACGGGGTTTTTTGTGATTGCCAGATTTGCTGAATCGGTAAGCTATACGGCCCACAACGTAACCGGGGTGACGGCAAAAAAAGATGGGCTTAAAATCACCTTTAGCTTTAGCGATAACAAAAATTATGCGTTAATACGTATACAGTAATAGTCGCAGTACAAATGATCATCCTCTGGCTATCCAGTATATTGCTGGGTTAAGTCCGGTATCAGAAGCATTAGCAATTCTAACCATGAAACTGATTGCTGTAACATTACAAACCATGGGTGTCAACATTCCATATTTTGCGAGCTTTGTATCGCTATAAAAGCTTACAACAACTTTAGGCGCAGAATTAAAAGCCCTGGGAAATGTAATGGTTAATTCGGTTATGGTATTTGCGGCGCAGGATATGCCTTTAGTAGATCCTTTTTGGATATCATTGATGTCTACTTTACTATCTAAATTGCTATTTTCTAAGAGCCTTGAAATGCTATAACAGGTCGAATAGCCATCTCTATTTACTTTTTCATCCGATTGGGCTATTATGGTAATATATTTTGGGGAGGGGAAGTTAGTGAGCATAAAGGGAAAACAAAAAGAGTTATACATAGGCAAAACTGAATGTAATATAATTACATTCTGGGGTAATAAAATCACCATAGAATATGAGGATTTAAAAAGGATCGATTATCGTTACTGTGCCCAAGGACAGAGTGGATATGTTAAATTTATTGACTTATCTGGCAAAATAACACAATTTGAATACAAGGACAAACTAAATAATGAAAAAATCAAAAGGACGATTGGGCTAATACATGAAAATTTTCCTAATCTAAAGATAAGACAAAAAGAGGTTAGTTCTAGTGAAATTTTATTACAAAAGAAGAAATATTTAATTGTGATTTTTCTGCTTGTTATTCTAGCTGGAATAGGCATTGTATTTAAGTATTATATTACTCATAGTAATGGTGGTAATAATATTGTCTCTATTCCTATTCAGGATTATAATGTGACGGAAAATTCAGAAAGTATTGAATCAGCCATTGAGACAGAGGTTTTTACAACAACATTGACTGCTGGACATTACATAGTTGGAATAGATATTCCAATTGGTACATATAGCTTTTTTAGTAAAAAGGGTAGTGGAAATCTAATTTCAAATGATGGAAGTATAAACGAAATCTTTGATTCTGAAAGTCAAGCGAGTTCTGATATCGGAATAGAGAATTTTGGGACAGAGGAATTAAACAATATTCCATTATGTGAAGGAACTATTCTTACCGTTACTTCTACACAAGAAATTTCAGCAGGGTGTGAAGATGGACTTGTTTCAGGACTCAAACCCAGAAACCAGGAACTTGATGAGATCGAACTTGGATATGGACTTTATACCGCTGGTGATGATTTTGATCCTGGTACTTATAACGTCACTTGGATTGAAGGAAATGGGAATATCCAAACTAATCCTTATGATTCAGACATGGGAATAAATGAAATAATGGGTCAAGAAATAGCAACATATGACGATTTGCAAGAACTTAACGATAAATTATATATCCGTTCATTCAATAATTTGATTATGAATGAGGGTGATATTTTAGAAATAAATGATATAAAGGTTAAATTAACACCAAGTAATTAA